TCACGCAAGGATTTTTTTTGCGATGGGCAAAACTTTGGACCTCTTCGGCGACCCTGTGCCGCCCAATCGCGGGCGCCGCGGTCGGCCGCAGCACGTGGCGACGAAGCAAAACCGCAACAAGGTCACAATGTTGCTCGCGCTCGGCTGGGCGAACGAGCGGATCGCCCAGGCGCTGTCGATCACCGCGCCGACGCTGACGAAGCATTATTTTTCGATCCTCGATGCGCGCACCCTCCAGCGCGATCGCATGGATGCGGCGATCGCGATGAAGCTTTGGGAGGGCGTGCAGGAGGGTAACGTCTCAGCGACGCGCGAGTTCATCGCCTTCGTCGAGCGCAACGACCTGATGATCTACGGCCAGACATCGCCGCCGGCGAAAGCCGATGCGCCGGCGGCGAAGCTCGGCAAGAAGGAGGCGGCGCTCGCGGCGGCGCAGAACCCAGACCGCGGCACGCCGCTGGGTCAGCTGATCGCGCGGCGCCAGACGTCGCACTGATGTGGGACCTCAGTTGCGTCGATTGGGAAGACCGCATCCGGGAGGGACGGTCGCTTATCCCGGACCTGCCGCTCAACGCGGGCGAGGCAGAGCTCGGCCTCGCGTTCTTCGACGAGATGAAGCTCTCCGACGTTCCGGAGACGCCGCGCCTGGGTGACGCCGCGGGACAGTGGTTTCGCGACATCGTGCGGTCGGCGTTCGGATCGTGGGACCCGGCCGCCAGGGTTCGCCACATCCGTGACATCCTCACGCTGGCGCCGAAGGGCCAGTCGAAGACCTCCTATAGCGCGGGCCTGATGCTCGCCGTGATGCTGATGAACAAGCGCCCGAACGCCGAGGCTCTGTTTGTCGCGCCGACGCAGAAGATCTCCGACACCGCCTACGACCAGGCGGCCGGAATGATCGAGCTCTCGCCCGACCTGAAACGCCGGTTCAGGACACGCGACCACGAGAAGACGATCGAGGACCTGGTCAACCACTCCGAGATGAAGGTGAAGACCTTCGATCTCAACATCCTCACCGGCTCGATCCTGATCTTCGTGCTGCTCGACGAGCTGCACCTGCTCGGCAAGAACGCGCACACCACGAAGGTGTTGCGCCAGATCCGCGGCGGCCTCGACAAGACCGCCGAGGGCCTGTTGCTGATGACGACGACGCAGTCGGACGATCAGCCCGCCGGCGCGTTCAAGGACGAGCTCAAGATGGGCCGCCGCATCCGCGACGGGCACTATCGCGACAAGATCATCCGGTCGATGCTACCGGTGCTGTACGAATTTCCCGCCGACATCGCCAAGGATGAGGCGAAGTGGCAGGACCCGGCAAACTGGCCGATGGTGCTGCCCAACCTCGGCCGTTCGGTGCATCTGTCGACCTTGGTGCCGGACTGGGAAACCGAGAAGGCCAAGGGCGATCATGCGGTCCGCATCTGGGCGTCGCAGCACCTCAACATCGAGATCGGTGTCGGGCTCAAGAACGATGCGTGGTCCGGCGCCGAGTTCTGGGGCCAGGCGCAGGACGACGAGCTCACCCTCGACGCGATCCTCGATCGTTCCGAGGTGATCGTGATCGGTATCGACGGCGGCGGACTCGACGATCTCTTCGGCGTCGCGGTGCTCGGCCGCGAGCGCGAAACGCGGCACTGGCTCGCATGGGGCGGCGCCTGGTGCCATCGCAGTGTGTTCGCTCGCCGGCAATCGATCGCCTCGCGGCTCGAGGACTTCGCCAAGGCGGGCGAACTGGTGATCGTCGAGACCTCGGGCGAGGACATCATCGACATCGTCGCGTTGATCGCCTCGATCAAGGAGCGCGGCCTTCTCGCGAAGGTCGCGGTCGATCCGGCAGCGATCGTCGAGCTGGTCGATGCGCTCGCCGACCCGGCGGTCGATATCACAGTCGAGAACGAGCAGCTGATCGGCGTGCCGCAGACCTTCGCGCTGATGACCGCGATCAAAGGTTCGGAGCGCAAGATCGAGAACGGTACGTTGCGCCACACGCCGTCGGCGCTGATGGACTGGTCGGTCGGCAACGTGAAGATCGAGCGCACGGCGACATCGATCCGTGGGACCAAGCAGAACGCCGGCGACGCCAAGATCGACGTGTGGGCGGCGCTGATGAACGCGGTCTACGTGATGGCGCGCAATCCGATGCCGATCAACGCGCCCTCGGTCTACGAAGAACGCGGCTTCATGGTGGTGTGATGGCCGGCCTCTTCTCACGCATGCGCGCCGCCGGCGCCGCCTTTGTCGCCAAAGACACCGGCGGCGCCGCGGCGGCGGTCGGCGCCAATCAGGGCGGCGGCGGCTTCCTGCCGACGCTCGGCGCGACGCCGTCGGCCTCGGGACTGCTGATCAGCCAGGGCACCGCGATGGCGGTGTCGGCGGTCTATGCCTGCGTCACCATCCGGGCGCAGGACGTCGCCCGCTGCACGCCGCGGCTGTTCTATACGAACCCGAAGAGCGGCACGCGCGATCCGTCGCCCGTTCGCGAGCACGACATCGTCGAGCTGTGGAAGAAGCCGAACCGGCAGCAGACCTACTTCGAGTGGATCGAGCAGCAGGCCTCCGGCTATCTCTTGCGCGGCAACGGCTACTCGGCGCTCAAGGGCATCACCAAGCACGGCCAGGTCGACGAGTTGATCCCGGTCAACCCCGACGCCGTGCTCGTGCTTGAGGGCTGGGACGGCGGCATCTACTACAACGTCAACCGCATCGGCCTGTGGCAGAACGCGATGCTGCGCGAGTTTCCGCCCGCGCTGTCCGACTGGCAGGTGCTGCACTTCAAGGGGCTCACCTTCAACGCGCTAGTCGCGATCTCGAACATCCATATGGCGCGCGATGCGGTCGGCATCGCCATGGGGCTCGAGCAGCAGGCCTCGCGCTGGATGCAGAACGGCGCGCGGCCGAGCGTGGTGCTGCAGGCGAAGAACAAGCTATCCGAGCCCGCCGCGAGGCGCCTCAAGCAGCAGTGGGACGACTTCAAGGCGGGCATCCAGAATACCGGCCAGGCCGTCATCCTCGAGGAGGGCATGGAGGCGAAGCCGCTGCAACTCACCTCGACCGACATCGCCTTCATCGAGCAGCGCAAGTTCGAGGTCGAGGACATCTGCCGGTTCTACCGCGTGCCGCCGTTCAAGCTCGGCGCGACCGAGCTGCGCGGCATCGACATCGAGGAGATCAACAACGACTACGTGTCCGGCACCATCATGCCGGATCTGCACCGCTTCGAGCAGCGCATGGAAAAGACGTTCGCGCTCGAGGAGCAGAACCTCACCGTGAGCTTCGACGAGCGCGCGCTCCTCCGCAGCGCCACCAAGACGCGCTTCGCCAACAATCGCCTCGGCCTCGGCGGCGCGAGCTTCCTCACCATCAACGAGGTGCGCGCCGGCGAGCAGCTGCCGCCGGTCCCGGGCGGCGACGTGCTCTACCAGCCATCGAATCTCGCCGCTGCTGGCTCTGACCGCAGCGGCCTCGCGCCCGATGGCGCCGGCCGTCCGCCTGGGGATGAAATGCCGGCGCCTTCGCCCGCGCCCGCGAAGCCGGAAGGCGACAGCGGAAAGGCATTCGTAGCGCTGCGCTTTAAGGGACAGGCCGGCCAGGAAGTTGCGCTCGAGCTCGACGAGATCGGCGCGCTGCAGGTCGAGAGTGCGATCGTGCGCGCTCTGCGTCATCGCAAGGACACCAAGCGGACGCTCTACGTCAGCCGGCAGCTGCTCAATGCCGAGGACCTGATCGCCTGGGCGAAGACGCAAGGCTTCGCCGCGACGCTGACGGCGGCCGACATGCATGTGACGGTCGCCTTCAGCCGCGCATCGGTCGATTGGTCTGCGACGCCGGCGCGCTCAGACACGGTCCGCATTCCGCCGACTGCGGATAGGGCCGGGGAGCGCTCGGTCGAGAGGCTGGGCGATAAGGGCGCCGTGGTTCTCCGTTTCGAGTCGGCCGAGCTCACCGATCGATGGCAGGAATTTCGTGACGCCGGCGCGTCGTGGGACTGGCCCGGCTACAAGCCGCACGTCACGTTGACCTATCAGGCGCCGGCGGACCTCGATGTCGCGACCCTCGCGCCCTATCAGGGCGAGCTGCGCTTCGGGCCAGAGCGCTTCGCCACCGTCGACGAGAACTGGACCGATCGCGTCACCGAGAATGCCGCGAGCGGCATGCGCTTTACGCTTCCGCCCATCGATTCGAAGTCGCTCAACGGCCACGCGCCGGCTACCCACTGAGGAGCTCGCATGTCGGATAAGATCATCCGAAAGGCGCTCGTCACGAAGACGGAAGCGGAGACGCTTGCCGACAAGCGCCAGGTCGTGGTCAATGTGTCGGCCGAGAGCCCGGACCGCGTCGGCGATATCGTCGTGCAGGACGGCATCGACTACAAGAACTTCATGGCGATCGGCGGCACCGTGCTGTGGCAGCACAACCAGGATCATCCGATCGCCCGCTGCACTGAGATGTCGATCGTCACCGGCAAGCTGCGCGCGGTGGTGCAGTTTCCCGAGACTGGCATCAGCGCGAAGTCGGACGAGATCTATGGCCTGATCAAGGCCGGCATCGTCAACGCGGCATCCATCGGCTTCGATCCGCTCGAGCGGACAGACATCGACCCGAAGAATCCGTGGGGCGCCTATCGCTACGAGGCGGTCGAGCTGATGGAGTTTTCCTTCGTCAGCGTGCCGTGCCAGGCGGAGGCGACCGTGGTCGAGCGCGCGCTGCGCAACGGGCGCACGAAGAGCGACGGCGAGTGGAAGGTCGGAGCCTCGCGCAACCTTCCGCTCGACGAGGGCTCGAGCTGGGACGGGCCGGCGGCTGCCGCGAGCATTTTCGCGCATGCCGACTTCGACGGCGATAAGCCCGATCTGTCGTTCGCCCGCAAGGGTTTCCTGTTCTACGACGCCGCGAATCCGAAGGAGAAGGGCTCCTACAAGGAGCCGTTCGCCAAGGTCGTGGGCGGCCGCCTCACCGCGGTCGCATCGGGCATTCATGCGGCTGCGTCGCGCCTGCCGCAAACCGAGGGTGTCTCCGATGACGCAAGATCCAAGGCGCGCGCCGTCATCGATCATTACGAGGCCAAGATGAGCAAATCGAAGTCGGGCTTCACCGCGGTCGACAAGGCGCACATCAAGGGCGCGCACGAGGGTGTCGAGAAGGCGATGGGCGCGCACGCCGATGCGTGCGACGCGCACGAGCAGATCGGTGGCAGTCTCGACAAGGCGATCAAGCATCACGCGGTCGCGCTGTCGCACATCAAGGCGCTGGCGGAGGCCTGCGGCGCCGAAGGTGACGGCAAGTCCGGCCGCGCCTTTTCGGCCGAGAACGCCGATCACGTGCGCAAGTGCATGAAGGCGCTCACCGACATGGCCGATTGCCATGCCAAGGCCGCCGATCTGCACGACGATCTGCACGACGAGCTCGAGCAGATGGGCGAGCACGGAACGTCTGCCGGCGAGCACACCAAGGCGCTGATGAAGCGCGCCGAGGAGGGCGAGGATGACGCAGATCAGGACGGCGAGCCGACCGAGCAGGATGGCTCCGATCAGGAGCTCGCGGCGGATGCCGGCGAGCGCAAGCGCCAGGCCGACGTGCTCGCGTTGAGCGCGCCCGTCATCTGATCAGAATTCGCCCGCGACACGCGGGGCCACTGCTCGCGACAGGCGAGCCTCTTGAACCGCGCCGAGCGGTCGCATCGCGACACGCCCGATCCGTCAGGCGCATCAGCAACCACTGATGTGAAGGAACACGATCCATGAAGATCGCTGCTCTGCGCCGCAAGCGCGAGGAGGCTCTCAAGGAGCTCAACGCGCAGCGCAAGACCGCCTTCGAGGCCTTCAAGGCGCTCGCCGGCAAGTCGAAGACCGACTGGGACGCGAAGAAGGACCAGCCCGAATACGATCGCCTCAAGGGGCTGATCGAGCAGACCGACGCCAAGATCAAGGCGACGGCCGAGGAATACGACGTCGAGATCAAGCGCCTCGAGGACATCGAGGAGCTGGAGCGCAAGGGTGCGCAGGCGGTGCATGGCCAGACACAGGTCGTGCATGCCGAGGTGATCGAGGACAAGAACGCCGCCTGGACCAACGACAAGGCGGCCGAGCGTCTCGGCCTCGTCACTAGCAAGGGCCTGATCGTCGGCGGCATCTGCAAGGCCATCCTGATCGGCAACGCTATGGGCATCGGCCCGGTGGCCGCCGCGAAAACGCTGTACGGCGAGGACCATCCGGTTACCAAGGCGGTGCAGAAGGCGCTCGTCGCCGGCGTCGGCGGTTCCGGCGGCTTCATCGTGCCGCCCGAGTACGTCAACGAGATCATCGAACTCTTGCGCCCGCGTGCGGTCGTTCGCGGATCGAACCCGCGCATGCTGCCGATGCCGCGCGGCACGATGACCTTGCCGGCGCAGACCGCGGCAGCATCCGCGAGCTACGGCGGCGAGAACACGCAGATCAGCGCCAGCCAGCAGCAGCTCGGACAGATCATCGCCACCTACAAGAAGCTCACCGCGCTGGTGCCGGTCGGCAACGACCTGATGCGCTACGCCAATCCGGCGGCGGATGCCTTCGTGCGCGACGACTTGGTGAAGGTCATTGCACTGCGCGAGGATCTCGCCTTCCTGGTCGGCGACGGCTCGCAGGAATCGCCGCGCGGCTTCACGTCGTTCGGCAACCAGTACGCGCTGCAGAATGGCGGAACGGCGGGCTCCTGGCTCACCACCGGCAACTCGACCGCGGCGTCCGGCGGCAACTTCATCACCTCGAACGAGACCTACACGCTCGCGACGGTGGCGCAGGAACTCGGCGGCCTGGTCAACCGGCTCGATACCGCGAATGTGCCGGACATCCGGCGCAAGTGGTTCATGCATCCGCGGTCGTGGAACTACCTCAACAACGTGCAGAACTCGCTCGGCGTCTACGTCTACCGCGCCGAGCTCGCCAAGGGCACGCTGCTCGGCTATCCGTTCGCGAAGTCGACGCAGATCCCGATCACCATCCACGACACGTCGTCGACCAACAACGACTGCTCGTTCGTGATGCTGATCGAGATGGACGACGCGCTGCTGCTCGACTCGATGCAGCTCGAGCTCGCCGTGTCGCGCGAGGGCACCTACTACGACGCCAACAGCGTGCTGCAATCGGCGTTCCAGAAGGATCAGACCCTGATCCGCGCTATCGCCGAGCACGACTTCCAGATGCGGCATCCCGCGTCCGTGGCGGTCGCGCAGTTCGTGCGCTGGGCGCCGGCGATCTCGTAACGCCGTTTCGGCTGACGTCGCGGCTCGCGCCGATCGCGCGGGCCGCCGATCCCCTTTAAACCCGATGGGGTTTCGGCTTCGCTCGACCCCCAATAGGAGCACGCCACAATGGCTGACATCGTTCTCCAGAAGAGCATCGCCGAGCTCATCGACGACAAGGCGCTCTCTTCCTCCCTGTCCTGGACCGCCGGCGGCGCGTCCGATTCTGCCACCTGGACCGGCACCACCGTTGATCGCCAGGGCTTTGCCACAGGCTCGCTGCCGCGCTCGCTCGACGCGGTCGTGTTCTATGATGCGACGCTCGCGTCGGGTAAGACGCTGTCGATCCAGTGGGACCTGCAGGACTCGCCCGACGGCACCAACTTCTCCGACTTCGCGACCGAGGCCTCCGCCGTCGTCGCGACCGGTCCGTCCGGCGGCGGCCGCGTGGTCGGCGTCGCGCGCCTGGTCTCGCCGTCGATCGTGACCTCGCCAGACAAGCCAGCGGGTACGCCGGGTGTGCCGCTCGGCCCGGCGCGGCGCTACGTGCGGCTCCTCGTTATCCCGCACCTGAGCGCTACCGGCACCGACACGGCAGTGATCGCCGCTGTTGGCGTATTCGCGGGCTTCGATACGTTAGCCTCGCCGCTGACCTGATCGGCCTCCGGCTCGGGCGTGACCGCGTTGCGGCTCAATCTCGGTTGCGGCCGCAACGCGTTGCCCGGATGGACCAACCTCGATCGCGTCGCGCTTCGAGGCGTCGATGTCGTCGCCGACCTCGAGGCGCCGCTTCCGTTCGCTGCCGACAGCGTGGAGACGCTGCTGATGTGCCACGTACTCGAGCACATCAAGGATGCCCTCGGACTGATGCAGGAATTGCATCGTATTGCGCAACCTGGCGCGCAACTGCAGGTTCATGTACCGTTCGGTGCGAGCGATGACGCCTGGGAAGATCCGACGCACGTGCGTCCGTACTTCTTGCGCAGCTTCAGCTATTTCGCGCAGCCGTTCTATTCGCGTGCGGATTATGGCTACCGCGGCGACTGGCAGCCGGAGCGCATTCATCTTAAGGTGATGCGTGAGGGCAATGAGGACCTGGACCCGGTCGCGGTAATGCGTCGTGTGACGCGCGAGCGCAACGTCGTCGCCGAGATGATCTGCGTCATGTCCGCTGTGAAACCGATCCGGCTGCCGCTCGCCGAGCTCATCGCGCCGCCGGCGATCACCTTGGGGTTCGAATGACCGAGTCGGCCCGCATGCAACGCGCGCGCATGCGCAGCGTGATGATCGCGACGCCGATCGCCCGTGCGCCCTGCTGGCAATATGCGCTGGCGCTGGCCGAGACGGTCTCGATGTTCGAGAAGCTCGGCATGCGCTATGCCATGCGGTTCGTGATCGGCTCGTCGAACCTGCCGCGTGCGCGCAATGAGCTTGCGGCGCGTTTCCTCGCCTCCGGGCTCGACGACCTGGTGCTGATCGACGATGACATGGGCTGGAAGGCGCAGGCTGTGCTGCGCTTGGTCTCCTCGGAAAGGCCGATCATCGGTGCAGTCGGCCGCAAGAAGGTCGACAAGCCGAATTCTGATCCCGACGTGTGGTGCGTGCATTTCGGGCAGTTCGGCGGCGCCGAGCTTGAGCAGGACGCCATGGGCGCCGTGCGCGTCGAACGCGTTGGCACCGGCTTCCTCAAGATCTCGCGCTCGGCGTTCGAGGCGCTGATCGCCGCGCATCCGGAATGGAAGGGCGCCGGCAATCCGGAGTGGGACGCGGCGACGCGGGCGGCGTATCACCGCTTCTTCCGCTTCGATCCCGAGACCGAGATGGGCGAGGACTTCGTCTTCTGCGAGCGCTGGCGAGCGCTTGGTGGCGATGTCTGGATCGATCCGGAGATCGCGCTCACCCATGTCGGTGCAAAGGATTATTCCGGCGCGATCAGCGAGATCATGCTGCCGGCCGAATTCAAAGAGGCTGCGGAGTGACCAAGATGGCTCAGACGCATCCCGTGACGACGGGCACGATCAGCGGCACGCCGGTGGTGACCGATCTGCTCGCCAAGGGCAACGGTGCGAATCCGTGGGACCAGGTCAAGGTGCACCTGTCGGCGAACTACGTCACGGCGGCGCCGCCCGGTTATCCCAACCGGCCACCCGCCGGCCAGGCTGCGAGCAAGCTCGGACCATCCGGGACGCTCGCATCCGGCGTGACGGTCACCCTGTTCTCGCATGAAGCCGCCGCCGTGGTCGCTGCCGGCGGAGGGTCCTACGCATGAAGCACGTCACGTTCACGCGCGACATGTGCCCGCACGTCGCCGGCGAAACCCGGGTGCTTCCGGACGCAATCGCCGCGCAGCTCGAGGCCGAGGGCGCGATCAAGGCGAGCCCGCCCGATTGGCCGGCCGCTGCCGCGCCGCCGGCCGAGACGCGCGACATGCGCCCTCGCTCGCGCCTACGTCAGCGGGCGGACGATTTGCTCGGGCAGACGTATCTCACCAAGAAGAAGCAGTAGGAGCCGGCGATGCCGCTCGATCGCAACGTGCGCCTGGCGGGCTCCGACCAGGTCGGGGTGACGGTCGGCGAGCTGATCGACGAGATCGCCGGCGAGGCGGCCAAGCAGGCGATGGCGCAGGTGGAGCAGGCCGTGCTGGGCGAGCTGCGCAAGGTCCTGGCCGACGCCACGGCGGCGCAGCCTGGGGCACGCCCTACGTGAGCGCGGCGCTCGACGCTGCCGTCGAGCGCCTGCGCCAACAGATCGAACGCGGCGCCGACCATATCGCGAGATCGCGCGTGGTCGTGCGGGCGGTGGTCGACGCAAAGAGGATCCTCTCCATGGCTGAGGACAGGAAGCCGAAGCGCTCGAGCCTCGCCATGCTGTCGCGGGTGATCGCGAGCACCGGGCGCGAGCAGGAAGACGAAGCCGAGGCGCTGATCAAGCGTCGGCAGCGCAACCATGCGCGCTTTCTCGAGCTCGCCGCCAAAGGGCACGCGAACGAGCAGTTGCGCGAAGCCATGATCACCGAATCCGAGCATGAGCAGCAGCTCGACGATCTGGAGGCGGCCGTGGGCGGCAACGGCGGCCCTACGCTAGACGCCGAGCCGGATGCGGACACCAAGAAGGCGCGCGAGCAGCTCGACGCGGCGAAATCATCCGGCAATGCCTCGGATGGCGGACAGGGTGAGGGCCAGCAATGAACATCCTTCCCGCAACGACGATCACCAACGCAATCGCGACGCCGGCGCTGTCGTCGACGGTCCAGTTCAATGCACCGCCGCGCAATCTGTGCGCCCAGTTCAATTTCGTCTACGGCTCGGGCGGCACCACGGCCGATGCCTATCTGCAGACGTCGATCGACGGCGGCCAGACCTGGATCGACATTGCGAACTTCCACGTCACGACCGCCAGCGCCCGCAAGGTGATCAATCTCAATTCGCAGACGCCGGAGACCACCCAGGTCACGCCGACCGACGGATCCATGACCGCGAACACGGCGCAGGACGGCATTCTCGGCCCGCTCTTCCGGGTGAAGTACCAATCGTCCGGGACCTATGCGGGCAACACCACGCTGCAGGTCGACATCGCGGCCGGTCAGGTGAATTGACGCCGCAATGGCGCCCACGATCATCAGCACGGTCACCGTCCAGCCGGCCGCGCCGAAGGCCGGCGTCGGCGGCAACGCGCTCGATCTGGTCTCGCTCGCCGATGTCAAGCTCGAGCTCAAGATCACGTCGGGCGATGACGATGCGTGGGTCGGCAAGGTCATCACCCGCGCCTCGCGCACCTTGTCGCGGCACTGCAATCGCATCTTTCAGCCGCAGGGCTTTCAGGAACAGTTCTGGGCGCTACGCGATCCATTTCCGTGGCAGCTGCCCTCGACCTTCTTCCCGCTGCAGCTCGGCGCATGGCCGCTCGCTACGCCCCCCTCGACGGCCGGGACGGCGCCGCCGTTGGCGCCGGTGCTGTCTGCGGTTGGCGGTGGCGCGCTTGCGGCTGCGACTTACTATGCTCGTATAACGTATGTGACGCCGACCGCAGA